TGGTTACATATCGTATCTGTGGAACCAGTATGGCAATGTTCAGCCCAAGGACTTTTTAGATCGTATCTGCTGGGAATTTGATGAGCCCAGACACACAGTGCACAAAGAGATTTTGATCCAAGGCTATCCACATTTGGCTCAATTATCCCAACAGGAAGCAGATGATTTCGAAATTTATCGCAGACACCGCGGATTAGACAATGACAACGCCAGTAATTTCGATAAAGATTTGAGACCAAAGTATTGTAATAGTTTTGTAGAAATCATTTCTGAGTCTTCTTTTTGTGCACCCAGTTTCAATGTCACTGAGAAAACTGCCAACGCTTTTTATGCTTGTAATTTTCCGATTATGTTGGGCGGATCAGGTATCGTACAACATATGAGAGACACCGGTCTAGATGTATTTGATGATGTCATTGATCACAGCTATGACACTGTTCAAAATCCGTTTGATAGAATTTTTTCAGCCATTGACAACAATCGTAGATTGCTGCAAGATAGCGACTGGGCCAAATCTCAGTGGCAGCGATGTCAAAGTAGATTCCATACAAACCTGTCTCAAATCAAAAACATTTACCAATGGTATGATCATCGGACCAAACAGAACTTCGAAAAAGTTATCCAAAATATTAGGCAATCTTGAAATTTTGCTGTAAACTACTGTTTTCCAAAGGACTAGCATGAGCAAAACATTTACCGGCGAACAAAAACTTAAGCTTACGCAAGTTATCAACGAGGGCATGCAGGTCATGCACGAAATTGAAACTTTGCAAGGCGGTCTCACTGACACTATCAAAGCTGTGGCTGAAGAACTGGAAGTCAAACCTGCCATTCTCAAAAAAGCTATCAAGCTGGCTCACAAGGCCGAATTCGGCAAGGAAAAACAAGACCACGAGACACTGGAAACCATTCTAGAAACAGTTGGTAAGACTCTATAAATATTCCACATACACGAGTCGCTGCCGTAAGCAGCATGCATCAAGGCCATGCAGCCATAATAGGATGATGTGTTGTTCAACCAAGCAGAGGTAGATTCAAAAGATCAGCATATTTGGCGCAACGAACGCAGCGATCTCATATCACGTTTGCGTCAATTGTGTAATAAAAATTCCATTGCCTTTTCTATTCACACTGGCAACATACTGGCAAATAAAAAAAATGTTGCTTTCTGGCCCGGCGATTTGCTAAACCCGTATGAATATTATCAGGAACTCAATAAAATTTGTAGCGACAAAAATGCTATTTTGTTTGTGCTCACTGACAACTTCATTACGTTTGAAGATCTTGAATTTGTTAGGTTTCACAGCGACCCTAAGTTACACTTTTTGTTTTGTTCATTTACTAACGATAACAAAACAAATCTAAATCCATCAAAACTTTATAATTGTTTCATCCAGAGGGTATGCTCAGTAAGACAGTCATGGTTTTATTTTTTATACCTACGCCAGTTATTAGACAAAGGCTACGTAAGTTTTTTACTCAAACAACTAAGATCTTATAGTGAACTAACTGGAATTGATTTATTTGATTTCATACACTCAAAATACGAACTAGGTAATGTGCCAAGATTTGAAGAAGCCTATCATCTTTTGAGACCAATGGTACCCTATTGCAATTTTATTGAAAATGCTGACTTGTCACACTACATTGCTGATTCAAAATACTCTTTGGTGCTAGAAACTTATGCAACTGACCCTGCCACTGACAGATGGTTCGTAGGCGAGAAAGCAATTCGAGCATTGTGTTTTCCAGCGATTCCACTATTGTTTATGCAAACTGGTACAGTTGAAAAATTGCGAACAATTGGTTTTGAAATTGATTATCATGATCAAATTGACCAATTGAATTGGGTTGATCGACAAAGGTGTTTATTGGACTTGTTAGAGAATGATGCCATTGACACAAGTTACAAGCACAACTATAATAGAGCTATGCATAATCGTGCTATAGGATCAGCAGGTAAACATCGGTTTCAAAACAGTGACTATTTTGATGAGTTCATTACTAAGGTATTAGAACATTGAGTTACATAGACGCACTGTTTGATCGCGAACATGACCGCATTCATGTGGTAGAACGCCGTGATGGCGTTCGACGCTATCAAGAATATCCAGCCAACTATATCTTTTATTACGACGATCCGCGAGGCAAATTTCGCAGCATCTATGGCACACCAGTGGCCAGATTTTCCACTCGCAATTCCAAAGAATTTCGCAAAGAAATTCGTGTGCAAAGCGGCAAGCAGCTATACGAATCTGATATCAACCCCATATTTCGATGCCTGGAAGAAAATTACAAGGGCATGGATGCGCCCACGCTACACACCGCTATATTCGACATTGAGGTAGCATTTGACCAGGAACGTGGATTCTCTCCCGTGGAGGATCCATTCAACCCAATCACGGCCATCACGGTATATCTAGACTGGATGGACCAACTGGTTACGTTGGTGGTGCCGCCGCGGCACATGAGTCTAGAGACTGCGCATGAAATTGCGTCAGAGTTTGAAAATACCTTAGTGTTCACAGACGAAGGCGAAATGATCAAAACCTTCTTGGATTTGATCGAAGATGCTGATGTGCTCACAGGTTGGAACTCCGAGGGCTATGACATTCCCTACACTGTGAATCGCTGCACTAGGGTTCTCAGCAAAGATGACACTAGACGCTTTTGTTTATGGGGGCAGTTGCCCAAACAAAGAACTTTCGAAAGATACGGAGCTGAGTCTCAGACCTATGACCTTGTGGGTCGGGTGCACATGGATTACATGCAATTGTATCGCAAGTACACCTATGAAGAACGCCATTCATACAGCTTGGACAGTATCTTGGAATACGAGGGACTGGAAGGCAAGACCAAGTTTGAAGGCACACTGGATCAACTGTACAATCAAAACTGGCGCACGTTTATTCAGTACAACCGACAAGACGTCAATGGTATTGCGCAAATGGACAAGAAACTGCGTTTCTTGGACTTGGCCAATGAACTAGCTCATGCCAACACTGTGCTGCTGCAGACCACCATGGGCGCTGTGGCAGTGACCGAGCAGGCCATTATCAACGAAGCACACGAACGCGGCATGGTGGTGCCCAATCGTCGGCAAAGACTCACCGACGAAGATGTACAAGCTGCTGGTGCTTATGTGGCCTATCCCAAGAAAGGCCTTCATGAGTGGATCGGATCCGTGGACATCAACAGTCTGTACCCTTCGGCCATTCGTGCCTGCAACATGGGACCAGAAACCATTGTGGGCCAACTGCGTGCCACCATGACTGATCGATTGATTCAAGAGAAAATTGCTTCGGGGCAGAGTTTTGCTGCTGCCTGGGAAGGCCTGTTTGGTTGCCTGGAATACACTGCTGTGATGGAACAGCAGCGAGGCACTGAGATCACCATTGACTGGGAGTCGGGCGAAGAGTCGGTGCACTCAGCAGCTGAGATCTGGCACATGATATTTGATTCCAATCGACCATGGATACTCACAGCCAATGGTACCATACTGACTTACGAAAAGCAAGGCATCATTCCAGGCTTGCTGGAACGTTGGTACAGTGAACGCAAGGAACTACAAGCTCGCAAAAAGGAAGCCACTGATGCAAAAGAAATTGCATTCTGGGACAAAAGGCAGTTGGTCAAGAAGATCAATCTTAACAGTTTATATGGTGCTATTCTCAATCCTGGCTGTCGTTTCTTTGATAAAAGAATTGGTCAGTCCACTACACTGACTGGACGCAGCATTGCTCGGCACATGGACGCCTATCTCAATGAGTGTGTGACTGGCGAGTATGACCACGTGGGCGCAGCAGTGATCTATGGCGACACAGACTCCTGTTATTTTTCAGCTTGGCCCGCGTTGCGTGCCGAAGTTGCCGAAGGACGCATGTCTTGGAGCAAAGAAACCTGCATTGCCCTATATGACAGCTTGGCCGAGCAGGTCAATGCCAGTTTTCCCGCATTTATGGAACGTGCTTTTCACTGTCCCAGAGACATGGGTGCGTTGATCAAGTGTGGTCGAGAAACTGTGGCAGACCGAGGACTGTTCATCACCAAAAAACGCTATGCTGTCAACGCCATTGACATCGAAGGCAAACGATTGGACGTAGAAGGCCGCATCGGTAAGACCAAGGCCACAGGCTTGGATCTCAAACGATCAGACACACCCAAAGTAATTCAAGAATTTTTGTTGGAAATTCTAAATAAAACGCTGGCCGGTTCAGATAGAGACGCTATTGTGGAGCGTGTCAAACAGTTCAAATTAGAATTCAAAAATCGGCCAGGATGGGAGAAAGGATCACCCAAACGTGTGAACAATCTAACCAAATATGGCAAAGAAGAACAGAGATTGGGCAAAGCCAACATGCCCGGCCACGTTCGTGCAGCATTGAATTGGAACACCATGCGCCGCATGATGGGCGACAACTATTCCATGCAGATTGTGGATGGCATGAAAGTGATTGTGTGTAAACTCAAATCTAATCCATTGGGCTGGACTTCTATTGCTTATCCCACAGATGAAATGCACCTTCCTGTTTGGTTTAGAGAACTGCCTTTTGACGATTCTGAAATGGAGGCCACGGTGGTAGATGGCAAGGTTGAAAACTTGCTGGGTGTGCTGAATTGGGATCTTGGTGCTGCTACCAACACAGACAGCACTTTTACATCACTGTTTTCATTCGAATGAAGCTGAGCGAAATAGTACAATACCTCAATGTGATTGATGGTCCATCCATGGATCCAGATATCACAGATTCAATCCGGCACCTCTATGGCATTGTAGATGTGGTGGCCAATCATGCTTTGCAAATAGGCGACACACGTGAAGTCCTGGCTCAGGATGTCATAGATTTAGAAAACTGTCATAATAAATTTTTGGCCACAGTCAATCATTTGCGAGATCATGTCAAACAGCGAATTGTCAGTCAAGAGCCTGCCATGTATGCCGAGAGCCAACGAGTTTATGAACAGGAAATGGTATTTGAAACTGCTGATTATATCAGCAGAAGAAAGTTTGTGTCCACCCCCGAAGGCTTAGTGGCGCTGCGCAGTAAAATTCTAAACTACAGCGACTGGCGATTGCCCGGTATGATTATTAGACCCATTGGAGAAACTTTCGTAGAGGACATGGTTCCCATGGATCCTTTGTATTTGGTAGATACCATGCCCGAGTTATTGACACCGGTGGTAGAGAAATTTACTCTTGAATATCAACGACGATTGAGACAGTATGTGATCAACGATTACCATCAACCACAGCCATTGCAGGCACTGCCTTCCAATCAATTTGGGTTGATATTTGCCTATAATTTTTTCAACTACAAACCCATTGCGGTCATTGACAGATATCTTAGAGAGTTTGCCCACAAATTACGTCCCGGTGGACACGCTGTGTTTACCTACAACGATTGCGATTTTTCACAAGGCGTTGGACTGGCTGAAAAGAATTTCATGTGCTACACTCCCGGACATGCAGTGCGTAAATTGGTTTATGATGCAGGACTGGAATTGATGGAAAATCATCGAGACAATTATGATCTGGCCTGGATGGATGTTCGTAAACCCGGAGAAACTTCAACTCTACGCGGCGCACAAGTTTTGGCCAAAATACTTGCAAAATCTAAATAAGTCTGTTAGTATACAACACAGGAGAATTCAATGAAAGATTATTTACTCGACTTGGTACAACATACCTATGACCTTGGCTGCATCGAGCTGGTCAAAATCATAGGCACTGACAAAGACACACAGATTGTGGCCTTGGCCGAAGATCAAAGCGTGGTGGTGCTGGGAAACTTTCACAATCCAGTACCGGATTTTATTGGCACATTTGGCATGCCCAATTTGAGCAAGCTCAAAACACTGCTGAACCTACAAGAATATCGCGAAAATGCCAAGTTGGCAATCACTCATCGATCAACCAATGAACCTGACGGTATCAGTTTCGAAAATCAAGCTGGCGATTTTCGAAACAACTACAGATTCATGGCAGCTACCATTGTGCAAGAAAAACTCAAGACACCAAAGTTTCAAGGAGTGAACTGGCACATCACTTTTGAACCAACCAACGCTGCCATCCAAAGGCTCAAATGGCAAATGGCTGCCAATGTTGAAGAGCCCAGTTTCACTGCCAAGACCGACGGGGCAGATCTCAAATTCAGTTTCGGCGATCATTCCAGTCACTCAGGTAACTTTGTGTTTCACACCAATGTGCAAGGACAGCTCAAACGTGCTTGGGCTTGGCCTGCCAAACAGTTTGCATCCATCATGGATCTGGTGGGCGACAAAACTGTGCAGATCAGCGACGATGGTGCTGCTCAAATCACTGTAGACTCCGGTCTGGCTGTGTACAAATATATTCTCCCGGCACTGAGCAAGTAATGGACCAACCAGTTGTTCAGGACGATCTCACAGCCAAGCAATCGGACTATGCTGTGTTCTTACCGGCCATTTCAGGATTCTATTCTACGTTTATAGGCAAGCAAAGAAATGAACCGTATGTGGATCCCGCAAGATTTCCGCAAGGCCTCACGGATATGGAACAACTTAATTGGCTCAACTCCACCAAGGCTTTGTTTCCCTACCGGTGGTCACTCTACTCAGGAGGACATGCTAACCTCGATCTCGCTAAACAGGACTGGTCAGAGGACATGGTACGAAATCGGGAACCTGGGTCTTTTATACTGGGAGACTCGGGCGGCTTTCAGATTGCTAAAGGACTTTGGGAAGGAGATTGGCGAGCCAACTCAGGTTGTGCTCGGGCCCAGAAGAAGCGGAGCTTGGTTCTAAATTGGCTGGACAATGTAGCCGACTATGGCATGATCTTGGACATACCTACCTGGGTCATACACGACGAAAAAGCAGCCCAAGCCTGTGGAATTTCTACTCTGCCCGAAGCAGTGGCGGCTACCAAGTTCAACAACGAATACTTCATGAACCATAGGCGGGGCAAAGAAGCAGGAGGCACACGGTTTTTGAATGTGTTGCAGGGTGACAATCATTCATCAGCCGAAACATGGTATCAGGAGATGAAAGATTTTTGTGATCCAGATAAGTATCCTGGACGACATTTCGATGGTTGGGCCATGGGCGGCCAAAACATGTGCGATGTTCACCTGATTTTGCTGCGTTTGATTGCCCTGAGATACGACGGCTTGCTGCAACCAGGACTGCATGACTGGATGCATTTCTTGGGAACCAGCAAACTGGAATGGGCAGTGCTGCTCACTGTAATTCAACGTGCTGTGAGGAAATATGTCAATCCACGCTTTACCATCAGTTTCGATTGTGCCTCACCTTTCTTGGCCACAGCTAACGGGCAAGTTTATTTTGAAAACGTTTTCCCCCACGATGATAAATGGTCGTATCGTATGGCTCCAAGTGCTGACGATAAAAAATACGCCACAGACACAAGGCCCTGGGCCCAAGGAGTTGTGGCAGATGGAATTTACCCGAACTGGCAACATTCACCTGTTAGCAACCTATTACGAATGAAGGATATCTGTATCTACCGTCCAGGTGATCTCAACAAAGTAGGCAAAGAAGGTCGCACATCTTGGGATTCGTTTTCCTATGCACTGCTAATGGCTCACAATGTTTGGATGCATCTCACTGCGGTTCAAGAAGCCAATCGACGATTTGATGCCGGGGAATATCCGGCCATGATGCAGCGCGTCGGCGGCAATTATGAGTATTTTGAGGACATTGTGGAGGCTGTTTTTGCCGCACCGGATAGACAAACTGCCAAAAATATTGTAGACTCATACTCTAGTTACTGGATGCA